AAATTCACAAGAGATGTTAGACGTTGTAGGTGTGCCTAACTGCAAAGATAGAATTTTCCATAACGACTGTAGGCTATGGAAAGATTTACCAGATTATTGGGAAGGCGAAAACAAATGCCTTACTTGTTCTAGACAGTGTTCTACTATGATGTATGATGTAGGAAAATATGCCTAATTACAACGCTATTCCCTTCGATAAAATAGTCAAACTAGGCCAAAAGACTCTCCTAGACCACCGTCTTTTCTCAGTTTCGTGGATCCTGGCTAGATATTGTAATTATTCATGCTCTTATTGCTGGCCATACGCAAGATCTAGTGTCTCAGATCACCGTCCCCTAGAAACCTACTGTAGCGTAATGGATGACATCAAGGCACAGAGTCGTCTCAATGGTTTCGACAGTTTCCACTTCAGTTTTTCCGGCGGCGAACCAACTGCGTATAAACACTTTCTCAAACTGATTGAACATTATGCCAATGATAGCCTGCCAGAGTATCAAAGCATACACATGACCACCAATTTGTCACCGGGCACAAAGTGGTGGAACCGTTGGATTGCTGCTACTGAAAATCTCAGCAGGAGATCCGTCACAGCAAGTTTCCACGCAGAGTTTGCCGACGAACAACAGTTCGGCGACAAGTGTCTTCGACTGATTGATGCTGGGGTATTTGTCACAATCAATCAGGTAATGGTGCCGGAATTTTTCGACGAATACTGGGAACGCTGCCAACGCTTTGCAGACCGGGGCATAAACGTCACTGTAAAGCCTCAAAGCGACCCTACAGCAAGTTTTATAGTGCATGGGTATACTCAGGCACAGGTCGACTATTTACAAACAGGCTTTCCGCAGCATATCAACGGTGAAGAACTTGCGCAGATGAGATTGACAGACGATGCTGGTGTAGAGTATGACCTAGATCAAGCAGAACGATTAAATGCGTTTGGATTTAACAAGTTCGAAGGCTGGAACTGTAATGCTGGTTATCAAAGTTGTATTATACGCGAGCCGGGAGGTGAGATTAAACGGTCTTATTCTTGCCACGACGAGCCTCTCGGCACTATTGACGACGGATTTGCTCTATTCAAATCGCCAAAGCAGTGTATAACTCCAACCTGTGTAAGTTCAGCAGATTCTAAAATGCCCAAGGTAAAATAATGCAGATTACAAATGAATTAACACTTTGGTATGATAATTATCAGGAAAATAACTGCTGCTATCAAGATGCAGTTTACAGCAATAGAACAATTATAGAAAAATTAAAAAACAATAATATAGACTTTTCGACAAAACAAACAACAGACGAGTTCGATGCAACCGCAAACAACATATATGTCATAGAATTACTTAATGTATATATAGATTATGATATTTTTTCTTTAATTCCAAATCACACAAAAAACCTATTTAAAAAAGGTCTTTCGTTATTACTCTATTATCCCAGAGAAGGACATATTATAGAAAATTGGTTTCCTAATTTATATAAAAATCTTAAAAAAAATAACTTGTTACAAAACAAAATATTTTTTGTGTTTGGGGATAATGATATAGAAGTTAACTATAAAAATTTTTGTAAATCACATAATTTAAAAAGTTTTCTAACACCTATAGCGGTAGATTATTTTACAGGTGATTATATAGAAAATGTAAAAAATTCTAATGTATCAATAAAGTTAGAAAAAAAATACGACTTTCTTTTTTATAATGGTAAAATGAGACCTCATAGATTGTATGCAGTGTCTCGGCTGTCACAAAAAAATCTTTTGAATAAAAGTTTAACAAGTCTAGTTACTATAAACAACTGCAAATATTATTCTTTAGATAAATGCTTATCAGTTCTAGAAGAACAAAATGTAGACACAAAAAATACACGTGAATTTGTAAATAATTTTCAACCAATTTTGCTAGACGTCGAACCTCCTACAGACGATTTTTCAGAACGAGAGGTTACCGAAGTGACAACCGAATGGCACTATACCGAAAGCTTTTTTAGTATAGTAAGCGAAACAACACCAATGAATAGATTTATCACAGAAAAAACATACAAACCTATTCTAAATTTGCATCCGTTTATAGTTATAGGCCCAGCAAAAATTTTAGAATTACTTAGAAATCGAGGTTTTTATACGTTTGAAGAGATGTTTGATGAGAGCTATGATCAAGAATTAAACTATATAAAGAGAATTGATATGGTTTTAAAAGAAGTTGAAAAATTTTCTAATCTATGTATTCACGAAAAGTATACTTTATATAAGGAGGTTATTCCTAAGATTATTCGTAATAGAGAACATTTTATTCAAATAGCAAAAGAGTCAAGCGTTAGGGAATTCTCTAAAATATTCAACACAATAAAAGATAAAACATGAAGATTGATATAGAAGACGTTTTATTTTGGATGGACGCTATAAGAAATTCCAACGACAAATATAGAACACTAGAAAGTTTTTGGAAGGGACAAGTTTATTCTAAAACATGGCTTATAGAAAATCTATCAAAATACGCACTAGATAAGCCTAATCGCATTGTTATACACGGCGGCTGGAACGGAGTTCTAGCATCTCTGCTTTTTAATTCAGACATACCTATTGAACATATTACTTCGATTGACATAGATCCTAACTGCGAAGAAATTGCTAATACTATTAATAAACGATACGAAGTAGAAGGCAGATTTTCTGCTGTTACAGCTGACATGAAAGATTACGAATACTCTAAAGTTCCGAATATTGTAATTAACACAAGTGCTGAGCATGTATTCGATGATGTTTTAAAAGTTTGGTTTTCAAAAATACCATCTAAGACATTATGTGCGATACAGAGCAATGATTATTTCGAACTTGAGGAACATATCAATTGTGTAAATACAGCGCAGCAATTAGAAGCAAAGTTTTCTCTAGATACACTGTATCTAGATTCCTTAATTACAAAAAAATATACAAGGTTTATGATAATCGGTAATGTCTAAAGAATTTGAAAATCTAAAAAATCTTCAAATACCTGATTTACAAGGTAAAATAGAATCTGTGTCAGGCTCTTCTACCTATTGTGTTTTGCCTTGGATTCATTTTGCTACTAGACCTAACGGAGACATGAGACTGTGTTGTTCTGCTAATGCTAGTGGCGCCGGAGGAGATCATGAAGTAGGTCTGGTTAAAAATGGAAACGGACGCCCTGCTAATTTTGGAACAGATACTCCGATGAGTGCGTGGAATAACAATTATATGAAAAGTGTGCGCACTGCTATGCTGGCAGGTAACGTCCCTAAATCCTGTACAAAGTGCTTCGATGAAGAATCAAAAGGAGTAGTTTCTAAAAGAATTTGGGAAACGCTTACGTGGCATCATGACGATGTTGACATTCCGGAGCTTATCCGTCAAACCAAAGAAGACGGAACAGTGCCTGAACAATTAAAATACCTTGACTTAAGATTAGGTCATACCTGTAACATAAAATGTGTGATGTGTTCTCCGCATGATTCTTCAAGATGGCTTCAAGATCATTACAAATTGATGGATAAATTGAAAGATCCTAATGTTACACGTCAGATGCAATTTGATAAGAAAAAATTTGATAATAAATGGCACGAAAAGTCTACATTCTGGGAAGACATGTATGCTCAAATTCCTAATCTAAAACAGGTGTATTTTGCAGGCGGCGAGCCTCTAATGATAAAAGAGCACAAACATTTTATTGAAGAAATTTTAAGACAAGGATATCAAGATAAAATTTTATTAAGATATAATTCGAATGGTCTGCTTGTAGATGAAGATTTGATAGAAATATGGAAACGTTTCAAAAAAGTAAAATTCGCCATATCAATGGATGCCTGTTACGAAAGAGACGAATATATTCGTCATCCTACTAACTGGCAGACTGTCGAACGTAACCTACATATGTTAGACAATACGCCTGATAATATAACAACCAGTCTTGCTACAGCAATTCAGATCCTTAATGTAAAACACCTTCCCGATTTTATGAAGTGGAAGGTAGAATCAGGTTTTAAAAAACTGAATTTTGCTAATGTTCCAGGCGGAATACAGATGGGAGGAGGATTAGTAAATATGCACTTGCTATATCTACCTACTTTCTTAAGTATACAAGCACTTCCTCGAGAAGACAAGCAAGAAGTAAGAGAAAGGTATACAGAATTTAAAAAATGGCTATGGCGCAATTATAGACAAGACGATGATTTTTGGAAACACAATCCCTATGGTTGGCGGCGCTGGGAAGCTGTTATGAATCACATGGACGCCGAAGACAAATCAAATGAACTATCAGGATTTAGAGAATATATTACAGAACTGGACGCAATAAGAGGACTAGATGCCAAAACTGTTTTTCCCGAATTGGCACACTTACTATGACTGAATTAACACAAATTGTACGCACAACTCCAAAAAATACTCTTGACATAAGATTTTGGCCTACTGATATATGTAATTTTAATTGCGAATATTGTTTTCCCGGTTCAGTATTAAACATTAATAAATTTCCAAAAGATGTAAAACTTGTTGTAAAGAATTTTCGCATACTATTAGATGAATATCAAGAATCTCACGGAAAGACATTTTTCAGAATCAATATTGCCGGCGGCGGCGAGCCTGCGCTATGGCCCTATCTTGATTATTTTTGTAGAGAAATTAAAAAAGAACATGATGTACAAATAAAGTTAACCACAAACGGATCAAGGAAACTTGAATGGTTCAAAGAAAACACAAAAAGCATTGATAGATTTACAATGAGCTGTCATTACAAAGAAGTTCCTATTGATAGATTTATTAAAAACTGTGATTATCTTTGGGAACGCGGCAGCCACATTGGTGCGTTGATGTTAATGGATGCATCTCATTGGCAAGAATGCATAGACTGTTTAGGAAAAATGTACAAAAGTAGATATCCATGGCCGATACAAGCTAAAGAAGTAGTAGATGCACCTGGTTTAGACATTGATTCGTATAGTGAAGAACAATTAAATTTTCTAAAACAACCATTAAAACGTATTCCTAACGGAGATTGGATTCTAGAAAATCTAGACGATCTTCAAATTTATGAGTCTATGGCATTTTATAACAATGACGATATAAAACCTGTAACACCTAACTATTATATTTCTAAAAGAGAAAATTATTTTAAAGGTTGGAAGTGTTCAGTAGCCTTAGAAAATCTAGTTATAGCACACGATGGCAAGATTACAGGATCTTGCCAGGAAGAAATTTTTAAAGACGCTAATTTAAGTTTGTTTGACGATAATTTTGAAGATAATTTTAATAGATCTAAATTAGATTTACAGCCAATTATTTGTCCTCGGAACTGTTGTTCCTGTCAGCCAGATACTCATGTTTCTAAAGAGAAAATTTAGTAATAGGAATATCAGCAGCACAGGTGCACCAACTTCGTGTGCAAGTGACCGGTTCAGTAGGAATATCAAAATCTCCGTTATAGATATTCCCTAAACCACCCCCAACTCTACAGGTTGCTCTGTGAACTTCACCGTCCCAGTTAATCATAAGACTTTCTAGACCGATATTACATTTCCAACCTTGAAATTGATTATCGTGTTTCTTTATTATGTCGTTAGCATGTATGGAATATTCTCCATCTACTTCGCAGTTAGGTAAAGCAGTTGCTTCGTTTTCTAAGATCCAGTCTAGGTCTCTTTGGTCGTAGCGCATATCATCAAACCAATCATGCGATTCTGTCCAACGAATACGGCGTATAACATACTTTATTTTGTGATTTTGTAGAAGTATAGCGGCAAACTTGACATCTGCCATATGCTCGTGATGTGCCATGACATTTACCTGTATTGGAATATCTACTAGTTCGTTTGTGTCTACGATGTTTAACAAATGTCGTTCCCAGTCCGCTGTTTCAAAGTGTAGGGAAAACACAATATGATCTAGCGGTTGTTCAGCGTACCATTCCGCTTTTCGTGTTCCATTAGTGGTAACGTTTATCCACGAAGCATGCTGTCTTGTGTAATTAAACAGTTCTGATATTTTGGGATGAACACAGGGCTCACCTCCGGTAAAACTTATTCTTAGAGGCTTGTTGATTTGAGACAGTTTATCGACTGTAGATTTTAGAATCTCTATATCAGTATGAGGAGAATGGTTATCATGTATCTCCGCAGGACAATAGGCACAATCGAGATTACATCTTTTTCCTAAATTCCATTCTATTTTGACAGAGTCTTGGTGCGGCCATCTACTGGTAACTTTATACATACGGCTTAAATTGTGGTGTTATCTTTTCTAATGGACCTTGATTTCTTGTAGCGTCTAATTTCCGATTAAACTCTAGGCAGTCTTGCCAGTGTTCGCTTAGGTCTTCGGCTTGAAGAAAGGCAATGTTGTCTTGAATTTGTTGTAGGGTCACTTCACGAATCACCGAATTATTTTTAACCATTTTGTAATCTTCTACTGTGTGTTTCATTGCTTCGAGTTTTTCTATAACCTGGTGTTTCAACTCGTTAGGAAGAACCTGTGCTGATAGTGCTCTAGGATAATTAACTCTGTGACTGTAGAAAATAATTCCCATCTCTTCTAGAAAATATTCTATAACTCGATCGATCTGCATTATGTTATTAGATTGAACTGTAAACGCACCGACTATTCTTGATACCGTAGGTATTTCTTTTATCTTTTTTATGTTTTCTTCTACAAGCGCAAACTCTCCGTTGCTTCTTATGTATTCGTATACATCATGTATGCCATCAATACTTACATTAACAGCCACGGACTTAAAATGCGGCCAGTAGTCAAATATAGTCCTGCCTTTTGATATACCTAGTTTAGTGCCATTTGTAGCATACTTGATTTCAATATTATCAGCATAGGGCTTAAGCATATCGAGAATTTTGTAATGGTTAGGATCCATTAGAGGCTCGCCTCCCGCAAATTCTACTCTTCTAAAATGCGGCAGCAGTTTTTCAAAATCATTCCACCAATGCGCAGTATCGTCAAACGGTCCGATATATTGACCAGGTCTTGATGTAAGTTTTTTAACTGTTGGCACAAGATAGTTGTTTTCCTTCTCGTAGAACGGTTCTACTTCTTTCCAGTCAGTCCACGAAGTAGAATCAAGAGGATTACACATGCGACATTTTAGATTACAGAGATTGTTGATCTTGATCTCCATAGTAGGAAATTCAAATGGCATTGAATAATCGTCTTCTAGCTTGTCTAAAGCATCAGGGTAAAGGTTAACCCTAGCCTCTGGAATAATTCCGCGTATATGACGCTGTCTTAAGCTCTCTACGCCTTGATCTTCTAAGTCAAAACATGGGATACAGACATCCGGCCTCTCACCGCTTAGAACCTGTCTACGGACTTCTTTCATTTTGTCCGAGTTCCAGACCTCTTCGAGGCTTTGATCCTGTATCCACCCTACAGGCTGGCTTCTACAGCAGATTTTGATAGCACCATCTTCTCTAGTAGCTAGACCAGTAAATGGATGCATACAAAA